CCCCAGTACCACAAAGTGGGACATCCAGGGCTGGCTGCTGTTATCCAGAAAGTTGACCAGGTCATCAATTTCTTTGTCAGTGAAGAACCTGGGGCGTGAGCTCCTGACCTTCAGAAACTTCATGCGCGGCTTTCTATCGATAATCTCGTGCTCCACTGCCAGGTTGAATAGGCAGCTGAAACAGGCCAGGTAGCGGTTGACAGTGTTGTCGCACAACCCCATCAGTACCAGGTGGTCCTGGAAGGCCAAGATGTCCCTGACCGTAAAGTCAGCCAGGGGCTTGTCTGCGTTGTCCTGGTAGTTAGCCAGGCGTTGTACCATGAACTGGCAGTCACGTAGGTGCTTGTCGTGCCAAAGTCGATGCGCGTGGGCATCCATAAAGCTAGTTAAAGTTTCCATTGTGATTCCCTCAGATATTTGTAGGCCAGGTCAGAATCCCCCTGGCACGTTCAGTACACATAAACTCAATGAGCCATGTGCTTGGAGTTACACCAGTCTCAAACTCGATGTCCTGGAGCCTGGTGCGTTCTTTGCGGATGGCGACCTCGATTGGCTCAAGGTCCACCACCACTACTGGGCTGCTGGTAATCATTGGACCGAGAACCCTTTCAGATGGTTATGTGCACGACAGCTATCCACTTTCACCGCAAACCTAAAGTAGGCTGATGGGTGGGTGTAATCTCTAGCATTGCCATTGACAACAGCAGAGTGCAGCTGGACTGCTTTAGGCTTCTTGTTAGATTTCTTCTTGATTACCTGGCGTTCACCAGACTTTAAGACTGCCTCGATGCGGTAGCCTTTGGTTAGTTCAACAGCTTCAATCGCTTCAATAGAGTTAGCGTAAGTAGTGTTCATAATGATTCCCTCAAATCGTAGGTATAAAAAAAGCCGCCAAAAGGCAGCTCTGTGTGTGGTTACATCTGTATTTCGTGGATTTACATGTGTAGAATCCATTGCCGCAGGAAGGGCCCATAGCTCAGTTGGTTAGAGCAGTCGACTCATAATCGATTGGTCGTAGAGTCGTCACAGGCGCTTCCTACAATAGTCAAGCAATGGATATATCTGTTGCGGTTACCATTGTAGGCCCTTCATAGTCATCCTGACCTAGGGGTTATCTCGTTCTGTCCCACCGAAAGCGAATGCTGTATGGGGACGAGAGGCTACTTTTTAGACTGCAGGGGTTAGCCCCCCCCGTAATCACATCAACTGACTACATGTACATAGTATCAACTGCCCCGTCGTGGCGCAATACGTTGTACTAAGGTGGACAAAAGTCTAAAAAACACCAGGTCACCGAAGCAACCTGGCGGGCCACAGGCCAATAAACACGCGGCCTCTAGACTGCTCTAGATGCGTTGTGTCATGTGACCACTAGGGGAGAACTGGTCGCATGTTTTGGTAATTTATAGCGTTCCTGGTGGACAGACACAGTGATTCTTGCTGGTGTACTCAGTCTTAAAAAAACGCCCACAGTGCTCACACTTTTTGTATTCTAAAGTAGGCTCGAGCTGCGGCTTGTTGAATATTGCGTCAAAGTTATCTTGGAATTTATCGAAGTCAGAGAAGGGTCTGGGAGATGAGCCTTTGCCTGCCATAGTATGGTCCTTTTGCTGTCACTTGTTCTAAAGGTGGACAAAAGTCCTATGGCAGGCTTTTAGGCTGTTTTGGAGGGGGTTACTTTTTAGTCTTTTCGTATGTCCTGAGACCGCCCAGGCCCAAGAGTCCTAAAAGAACAGGCATCATGGTATCCAGGGGTATTAGAGGCACAACTACATCTTTATCTAGCAGAGCCATGACAAAGTTAGTGAACGGGATAATCATAAAATTCCCACACATCGCAAATACGCATGACCATCCGGTTGCTGGGCGCCATCCCGAAACAAACAAATTGTTGTTGGCTGCTTCAACCTTGTTGACTTCCATTTGAGCCATTGCATTTTCATGGGCTTGTTTCTGCGCGAGTGTAGCTATTTCATGGGCTATCTTTTGTTTGGTATCTGCGTCAGGTATGAACTTATCAAGTAGACCCGTGACAGGTCCAATAAGAGTGTTAAGCATCTTCAGCAGCCCCCCGTATCATTGCAGCAACTTCTACTGCACGGTATCCAACCTGGGTAGCATAGCGGCTGTCTAGCAGCTCATTTGCAGCTTTCTCCCACTTACCCTCACGCAGGTACGCCAGGGTTTTCTTAAAGGACATAAGCCTGGGGATGCCCAGGTTAAAGCTTAGGTTGACCAGGGCCTCCTGGACGCACTCAGGCAGCTTATCGAAATACGATATGTTGCGCTGTAGGTCCTTCACAGCTACATCAATGTCTTCCTCGAGCATGATGTAGGCAACACGCTCACTGATGCCACGCTCCTGGATGTTGTGGCCGACACCTACCGTGTAGATACCCAGGTGGTCCTGGTACAGGTCCAGGCGCAGGCCCTCGTGCTTGACCAGGGTATCCCTAATTCTGTTGATATCCATTTGTTACTCCTTTCTTTTGCCCAGGATGCCCTGGACTGTGTCGCTTTCGTAAATCCTTATCCCTAGCCACACAATGGTAAACACAGAGGCTGTTGGGGGCAGCCAGGCAGCTAGTGACATAACCGCAGTACTTGCCGCAGCAACATCAAGCAGCTCCTTTGATTCGTTCTGCATTCTTAGGCTCCTGCCATATAATAGAGGTATATAAAGTAGCTAGTGATTAGAAGTAGTAGAGAACCACCGATTTGGTACAGTGTGTCTGTACGTTTTGACATGGCACGAAGTGTTGCCAGGCGCTGCTTTTCGAGACTCTGCTTGTGCGCCATGAGAGACTGGTGCTGGATAGTGAGCATGTCGCGCCAAACTGCAGGAGGAACTGAGCGTTTTAACTCGCGTTCCTTTTTCTTTAACTCTGCGCGGGCATACGCTAGGTCCAGGGCTTCCTGCTGAGATAGAACATGGGCACCTTTCTTTGTGTCATGTTCTATGGTCTCTATAGTTTTTTTACTTTCGGTCAGTTTGTCAAAAACCCCAGCTAATCCCTCAAGGTGCGCTCCGCTTTCTTTGACAACCTGGACCCCCTCATTGATGGCCTTTAGGCCCGATATTAGTAGTGAGATTTCCGCAATCATTTTACTTCTCCGCTATTGGAGCCACAGTTACAAAGCGCAGCACAGTTACACAAGATGCAATGATGCAGCCAACAACAGCCTGTCCTGCTGGTGATACAGGCAAGAAGCCTACATAGCCTTGCAGTATGCTGAGGATGGCTAGAGCAATTGAGAACTGTACAGTCTTAGACTTGAGGGCTTTGAATATAATGTCCATTACCAAGGAGTTCCTGTAGTAATCGCAGGAGTTTTGCTGTCAGCAATCTGTGCAGCGATAGAGTCTTCTACGCCAGTGACTGCTTCTTCGCCCATGCTGTCCTTCACCCAGCCAATAGCCTGAGCTTCTGTGATGTCTGCATAGAGTGTAAAGCCTTCTGCGTCTACATCGGGTGTAAAGCCACAAGTGCCATAGCTGCTGCCTGTGTGAGTGTCTTCGCCCACTACTTCGCTGTCTGATGCACGCCAATGAGCTACTACAACACCGTCATCAGTGTTGCGGTCTAGGGTTGAGATTGTCCAAGTTACTGCCATGATGTTATTCCTCTAGTTGTTTTCAAGTTCTGTTACGCGAGCTTCTAATGTTTCAATGCGGGTCTGTGCTTCCTGAAGTGCCTTGATAGCCATCCACATCATCTGCTGTTCTTTAACAGCCATACGAGTCGTTTTATCATCTACGTTGAACTCGTCTATGACTTCTGGGTTATGAGTCTCGACTTCTTGAGCAATAACACCTAACTTCTTGTTATCTGAATCACCGTCAGTATTGTAATGAAACTTCTTTAAGCTCCACTGCTTCAGTGAATCCCACTGAGACTCTAAAGGCTCAATGTTTTTCTTCTCACGCTCGTCTGAAAGGTTTACGTTGTTAGCAGAGAAGTTTTTAATACCACCATTTGCGTTAACATAGAATTTGTAACCTCCATCAGTAGGGCCAGAACGATAAACATGATAAGTGTTGTGGCTGAGGCTGGTAATACTGGAAGTAACTCCCGCTGTTGTATTACCGAAGACAGCAAAACCTTCTGTTGTAATGCCCGCTGTAGATTTTCCAAAAAGTACATTACCGCTGGAGTCTATGCGCATGCTCTCTTGTAGAGTAGCTGTTGCACCTGCTGTCCCAGTTGCCGCTCGTTGGAATACCACCCCTCCGTTATATAGGTTTATTTGAGATGCGTTTCTGCTCGTAACATATTTAAAGTTAGCGTCTGTACCTAAATAAAGATTTGAAGATAACCACATGTTTTGGTTGCCACCTGTAGCAAGTGACGCACCATCTCCTAACTGCAACGCTTTTGAAAAGCCCCAAGGACTGGGCGTACAACCAATACCCACGTTGCCTGATGAGTCCAGAGTCATAGCCTGACTGCCACCGCTTGTGTAGAAAGAAGCGATGTTATTACTTGCCGCACCTGTAAGTAAAAAACCTGTTGTTCCTGAGTTAGCTACGGTGTGGAGGGTTGCTGCTGGCGAGCTAGTGTTTATACCCACATTGCCGCTGGCGTCTATGCGCATGCGTTCTGTGTTAGCGCCATAAACAAATGTTAAAGCATCAGTAGATGCAGGGATGCTTAGCCTGTAATTCGTAACCGCTGTTTGCGCTAGGTTTAATTCTGTTTTTGTGCCACTAGGTGTCGTAACGTGCAAGCTAGTGTCTGGGTTTGAAGTACCAATACCCAATCTCTCCGCAGACGCATCCCAGAAGAACTTAGCCGTTGTGCCTGTGTCCTCGTAGAAGCTGATGTCGCCGTTGGAGGCAAAAGCCGTTAGTATTTGTGATGCACCGTTGCGTAATGTAAGTGTTTCTGCTGAGATTCCTGAAGTCGTAACACGATAGTCACCACCTCTTGTTTGATGATTAATTTTAAAGTAGTCAGAATCAGTAAGGGAAACTTCAGCAGTACCATCTACAGTAAGCCCATCCATCGTGGCTGTGCCATTCACATTTAACGCAGCAAAGTCAGGGCTGTCGGTAGTAGCAACACCTTGGTTGAGAGCCTTAACAGACGCAATGGAAGTCAACTCACTGTCCATCAAGGCACCAGCGGCTGTGACGTTAGCTGTGTCTGTAACGTCTGCTGAGGCTTCAATGCCATCTAGCTTTGTGCCATCAGTAGCGACATCACGACCATCAAAGGTGCTGTTGGTTGTGATAGCGCCAGTCATAGCACCACCAGTTCTTGGCAGCGCAGCGTCTGCTGTAGTACCTTGTGCGGCTGTAGCATAGTCAGCAGAGTCAAAGGCTTTAACTTGTGCTAGGTTAGTAACCTCAGAGTCCATTAAAGCACCAGCAGCAGTTACGTTAGTGGTATCTGTTACATCAGCACTAGCTTCGATGCCGTCAACTTTAGTGCCCTGGGCAGCAGTAGCATAATCTGTAGAGGGAGTAGTAGCTGCAGTGCCTAAGCCTAAGTTAGCTCTGGCTGTAGCTGCATTGTTTAGGTCCGACAGGTTACCCGTGGCCAACAGCGCACCAGACAAAGAAGCATACGCATTCAGCCATTGGCTGCCATCATAGACCTTCATTTCATCTGTGGTGGTATTGAAGTACAGCATTCCCGCTGCAAGCGCATCACCATCGTTATCAACGGTAGGCGAATTAGCCGAACTTCCCAGGTACCTGTCGTCAAAGCTGTCTAAAGCTGCCAGGGCCGCGTCTTTTGCAGCCTCAGATGCCACCTTTGAAGTTTCACTGGCAGCCGCTGAGGTTGAAGCTTCTGAGGCTTTGGTAGAAGCTGTAGCTGCGCTTGCAGATGCGGCAGAAGCCGATGATGCCGAATTTGTTTCAGCAGTTTCCGTATTGGTCTCAGCAGTTTCCGCTGCTGCCTGCGCTGCGACCGAAGCATTCTTTGCAGCCACACTTGCATCTCTAGCTGAAACACTTTCATTTTTTGCAACTACTGAGGCGTCTTTGGCGACAACACTTGCTGCTCTTGCAGTCTCACTGTCGCTTGCTTTTGAAGTCGCAGTAGCTGCGCTCGCTGCTGCATTTGTCTCTGAAGTTGAAGCCTCTGCGGCTTTTGTTGTTGATGTCGATGCACTATTTACACTCGTCACTTTTGAGGCTTCACTTGCAACCGCACTAGCGGCTGAAGAATTCTTTGAAACTAAGGCTGCGGCGGCAGAAGCAGCAGAATTAGTCTCTGCAGTTTCTGCGTTATTCTCTGCGACTTGGGAAGCAACTTTAGATGCTTCAGATGCAGCAGCAGATGTCGCATTTGCATTTGAAGATGCAGCTGCCTGGGAGGCGCTGGATTGAGCAGCAACTTTTGCAGCTTCGGCTGCAGCAGCAGAGTCAGCCGCAGAAGACACTGAGCCTTCTATTGCTGTTACCTGAGAACTATCAGGCCCAGTGGTGTTATAAAATGAGGACGTAGACATTATTTCTCCGAATACTAATAGTTGTATGTTGGGCGTATGGCCTGGAGGCTTCCTGTCAGCTCGGCGCTGTCAGCTTGCTCTTGGATTTCAATTAAGAACTGGTTGTATTTTTGCTCAAAGAGTGGAGTACGCTCATCCAGGTAATAGTCTGACGCATAGGTCAATGCACCATAGATAACCAGGTCACCACCTACAGCCGTGAGGTTGTTTGTGTCAGTATCCGAAGCCATAGCAGGAAACTGAGCATAGTAATTAAGAGATAGGCTGCCAGAGCTGGGCGTAGGGTGTATAAGCAAACTACCCCCCTCCCTAGTGAAAAAATGAGGGACACCAGCCTCCCCTGTTTTCTTAAAGTTTCGCATTTCAGGCATGGGCAGGCGTTCAAGTGTGTGGCTGTCAGAGCTTAGGTCAATGGCTTCTAAGAAATCATTTGGCAGCAGGACCGAGCCTGTGGAGCCAGAGATATTATATGTGTGAGACTTTTCCATACTAGGGATTCTTAGAGCCCTTTGTATTCGACTGATTGACTGGTCAATAAAAGTATCGGCCAGAGCATCAGTGATGTCGCTGCGGTTGAGAAGGGCTTTAAAGTGTGCCCTGATTTCGCCCTTATTCATTGTCTATTTCCTCTTTGCAGTTTTAGCTGCTTTTTTAAATGCCTTGGCCGTGGGAGCACCTTTAGTGCCTGGCGTCCGCATCTTCTCACCACTACCTGCCTTGATACGCGCCCTCTTCTTTTGGATATTGTTGTACAGTCCAGACTTAGCCATTCGCTAC